GAGAAAGAAAGGCACTACTTTACCTACATAAACAATTGTAGCAATTAATAATGCTGAAGATAATATAATATACATTGTCTTATGTATGTTTTCAAATAACCACATTTCATAATCTGATTGTGTTCTTACCATTATATTCCATATTGCAAAAGCAAGTAATTCATAAAATAATATAGTTCTAAATAAATTATTCATTACTCAAACCACTTTCTAGTATAGACTAAAAATCCTACACTAATTATCATAACTAAAATACCAGTTGGGTATGGCCAATTCATTGCACCAAATAACATAGCAATACCACCCACTATAAAAGGTAATATAATTTTTAAACCTTGATATAATTCATCAGGAAATATTTCCCATCTTTTTCTTTTCATACTTTATTATATCACTTTTAGTTAGCATTGTCAACCTAGTGTACCAACTTATTCATGACAAAATCTCTCATATCATATTCTTTTGCCAAATCAATCAGTTTATCAAACCACATTTTTTTCATGTCGTTATCTGTAGCATTGGCACAAGCCTTCGCTAAGTTTTCTAACTTTTTGATTTTTTTATCTTTACTTATCATTCACCCTCCTCTATCTTTCTTATCTTTTTAATCATTCTAATAACTCTAGCATCATAATCTTTTGTGGTAGAAAACTTATCAAGTGTTTTAATTAATTGAATAGGATCATTTGTTTGTAATCTCAATTCTCTAAATTCTTTGTATGCTGGGTGTTCATTTAATAATCTAACATACTCTTTTACACTATCACATTTACTAGCAAATACTCTCACACCCCAACCAGGCCAGTTATCAATACCTTGCGGCAATAAATGAGGTGATGATTTTTCCCAAGTTCTAATACCAAATAGATTGTTTGCTTCTTTGGCAAATCTACTTGTACCCCAACCAGACTCTAAGGCAGCCTGACCTATAATCATTTCATAAGGCACCCTTAAATGTTTCGGTGTTTTAAAATTAATATAGTTGATGCATTTGTGCATCGCCCTAATAAATTGTGTATCATTAATATAAGTAAATTCAGGTTCTTGTAAATCCATTTCTTTTATTTTATTCATGTAAAACTTATCTAGTTCAGCATTTACATCTGCGACAGCAGACTTATTAGGATAATAAGTGCCATAGAAATATGAACCAACCATTAAAATTAATACTGCGAAAAATACCTTGGTATACGTCCATGCTTTATTTAATACTTTCTGCCAATTAAAGTTTGCCATCTTTAATCACCTTTCTAATATCTTTGATAGTTTTCTTTTTATCTATCATAACATCATACCACTTAAATCTTACCATATGTTCATTACTAGGTCCGATCAATGGCACATCATATTGTCTTTGAAAAGTTAATAGACCTTTCAGATATAAGGGCACAAGAAGATTGACCGTGCCGTCTGTATGGTCTTTAGGCACCGTAGGTGTTTTAAAATAACCTTTGCCTTTTACTAACATCTGTAATATATCTTTTGATTTTTTATCTAGTCTCATTGACAATCATCACCTTTCCATTTAGTGCCTAATATACCATCTAAGGGTGATGGTTCTCTTTTTTTATTATCATTCATAGCGGCGTTATATGCCACCTTATAGGCAATGAAAAAACCTATAATAGTGATAGGCATACCTATAATAAACATTAATAATCCGTGTGCTAAATCCATATTATCTTAACCTTCTTTGACTATCCATATATAAAGGACCAGTCCATTGTATCATATAATCACCAGTAAGCACATTACCTCTGGCAGAATTTAAAGCAGGCGCATTGTAACCAGCGGCTTTCAATATATCACCTTTTTTAAAATGTTTAAAATCTTCTTTTACAATAAAACAAAATACGCCGTTTTCTTGTACAACTTTAATATATTTTTTACCATGAGAAACTTTAGTATTAGAATCCCATTTATCAGTTTGTTCTAAACTATAACCAGTAAGTTCTTTTGTACCATTTGATGTACTCATTCTTACATAGTCAGCTTTTGCACCAGACATTAAGAATTTTATTCCCTCGTCAAGTGTTTCACATTTTTGCGATACTTTAATCATAATGTTTTATCCTTTTTGTTATCATTTATTCTTATAATATACCGTATTTAGGGCGGAAAATCAAGCAAAAAATGGAAAAAAATGGATAAAAAAACCCTTATAAATCAACACTTTTGAGATATAAGGGTTTTAAAATGAGAACAAAACAAGAACAAATTATTGGTTTTTCATAAAATTGTCGTTCCAGTTAAATGCTTCTTTAACTAGATTCGCTGTGAAACCCTTGTACTCATTGTTCACTCTTTTATTAACAACAGTAATTAAAAACTTAGATTCCTCAGCAGACAATCCCTCTAACATCTGTATAAAAAGTGTTTCTCTTTTATTTTGTGTTAGTGTATTGTCACCGCCTTTTGTAAAAAGGTATAGTCTTTTTGCTTCTTGACTCAATAGTGTATGCTCTGTTCCTATCGGTGCGTCATTTACAGTATAAGGAACATCTGTTCCCTTAGGTAATAACCACTCTATGTTAGGATCAAAAGCACCTTTTAAAACCTGTCTCAAAGGTACAGAGTCGTGGTCTTGTAATACTTTTAATTTTCTAGGTTTGTCTTTTGCGTTGTTTATTTTAGTAGCAATCTCACTCATTAAAGGTGGTACTGATCTGCCTGCGTCTTGTAGTGCCTGCATTCCTCTTTTAGTTGCCAGTGCTGGGTGTGATTGTGTTGTATTTGCCACTTCAGGATTTGCGATTGATCCGTCAGCGTTTCTTCTAATTATAACCATTATTTTTCTCCTTAACAGTTCTTTCGAGTCTAAAATTCATCTATTGACTCGATTAAAGTTTTAAGTTTTTTGTTTATAAAGTAACCTAGTATCTTATCTCTAGTTGCTACTTTTACATCATTAAACTCACGATTTATATTTTGTTCTAGCCATTCTGGAACAAAACTTAAATCTATCAATTGTCTATTTCTTAAATAGTTCTTTTCTTGTTCTTCGGTAAAGGTAGGCAATACCTCATTCAGCCATCCCTCTATCTTCTTTTTACTTAGAGGTGTTTGTCTTCTACCCTCTATGAAAACATTATCATCTGATAGTATATTTGGTATACCATCGCTTCTGTCACCTTTTAAAATATGCTCTCTAATATACTTATAAGGGTCCTCATCTTTACCCACAAATTTATTGAGAACAGGATTGTATTGTTTTATTCTATCATTATGTAGTTGTATAAAGTCTTTATCGCCAGATAAAATCAATACTTTCTCATTAGTTCTTCTACATAAAGTGGCAATAATATCATCTGCTTCTGCTGATTCTACTGCGATAACTTTATATGGTAAGAAATCTTTGATCTCTTGTTTTATCTTTGCAAGAACATCAAATATAAACTCCCAATCATGTTCAGACTTTGCTCTATTTGCTTTTCTGCCTGCTTTATAATTAGGAAAAACTTGTTTTCGCCAGACATTACTACTGTCACAGGCGATAACCATTTGACCATACTCTTTTCTAAACTTTTTATTGTGACCTCTAAGACTATTTAATATCATATGTCTTACAAAGTCCTCGTTCATTTCAACAGCATTTCTACCATTGATCTGCACCATCAAGTTAGAAATCATTATTTGGTTTATGTCAACTATAATCATAATATTATTAAATTGTTTATCCGTCTCTTAAAGGATCAAAATCATTCTTTTTCTTACTCACAAAAATTTTACTATAATCTAAATCTGTGACCTGTTTGCCATCAGGTAATTTTTTGATAGTTGCAAGTGTATCAGCGATGGCCTGCATTTTGTGTCTTCTACCAAAGTCTCTATGTATTAGACTTTTAATCGCTTCTATGATAACTGCTAAATCTCTCAAAAATTTATCATCTTTCATTTTGATAGCATTATCTTGTAAAACATGTATGGCATGTAGCACAATTTCCTCTGTCACTTGCTCAATAAAATAATTCTCTTTTGCTTTTTTTCTTTTAGCATCACTCTCTACCTGTTGAGGTGTGGGGTTTTTTCTGATTATTCTTTTTTTTGGAAATTGTATTATATCGCCCATGGTGTGTATCCTTTCTCAGCGGCCAGTTCATCATCCTCACCTATGAGTTTATTTACTTCAGGCACATAGTGTTTTAACATTCTTTCAACACCCTCATGTAAAGTTTGTTTGCTCATTGCACAACCAGAACAAGCGCCTGCCATTTCTAATCTAACCGTGCCATTATCATAAGATAAAAAATTAATCATACCACCGTGCATAGCAACATTATCTTTAACATTTTTATCTAATACTGATTTAATGTCTTTGATAATTTCCTCATTTGTTCTCATTTTCTTTTCTTCTTTTCAAGTTGTCTATGAATCCATTTTACTGCTTGATATGATGTAGGTGCTCTATCGACCATACCTCTTATTCTTTTATAGACAGTAGGATTTACATCTTCAGCAGGCTCGTTATTATCTACGACCACAAAATTTCTTTGACCAAAAATTCTTTGTAGTCTTCCCATATTTTTTTGTATCTGTTTATGACTATTAATTATTATTGCGTCTGGTAGTGATCTAGGTCTATTTCTATTTCTCTCCAATGCAACATCTAAACTCGTATTTACAAATACCATGTGTATATCATAACCAAGTTCTCTTAGTCTTTTTGCTTCTGATTGAATCTTCTCTACGTCTCTTGCCGTACTATCTATGATTAATCCCAGACGACCTTCAAGTGCTTTTGCTAACTGCATACCTGCAACTTGTTTTGATCTGTCTCTAATCTTATCTCTTTTTTCTATTTCTGCTGGTGTGTGATCTGCAAATTTTAATGACATCTGCTCTTTACCTAATAATCTAGTAAATGCATTATCACTATTGATTACTTTTAAACCCATGCCTGATAGTGCCCTTGCTGACACCCATGATTTACCTGAACCAGGACCACCTGCTAGGAAAAATGCTTTGAATATAGCAGGGTCATAAACACCCTCGGTTATGTATTGTTGAAATTTTCTCATGCTACTATTTATCTATTGGCATACCACTTTTATCAAACCATCTACCGTCATCTGTATATCTGCACCCATTGGGTCCTTTATGTAATTTACCCTCATATATTGTGCCGTCTTTTTGTATTAGACGCTCTCCCTCTTTGAATATACTACCATAAATTCTATCATATGCTACAAATTCAGTTTCGTTTATATAGTGTTTATTTGTTTCAGGTATAATCGTATCAGACAATTTTCTCGCCCTTAAAATTAACTTTACCCTTGTCAGCAAAATGCTCTACTAATTGATTGTAACCACCTATAAGTTTACCATCTATTAATATTTGTGGCATAGTTCTAACCTGCTTACCTACTGCTTCATAAAGTTCTTCAACTGAGTTGAAATCTTTACCAAACATTTTTTCTTCGTAATCTAAGTCAAGATTTTTTACCATTGCTTTTGCTTTGTCACAAAAAACACAATTTGGTTTACTGTAAATAGTAATCGTCATTAATCTACCTTCTCTATTATTACACTTTCTACTGCCGCTTTTGCTAGTTCGTCAACATTGATATCATGGTTGGCATGTTTAGCGATATATTCTGCAAGTTTATTTGCATCACCTACGCCCATTTTTAATCCTACATAAACTCTGTATTGATTATCAGGTGTTTCATAAACTGCCTTCTCCCACATTTCATAGCCTTGTATCTTTGTTTGTTTAACAACATTTACAATGACCTCTTCAATCTTGGAAGCGACCTCTTTACTACCCTCTTTACCTATCTCTGTAATGTAAAGATCAGTTCTTTTATTCATTTCGCCATGCAACTTGTCAGCAAGTTCTGCCTTAGCGATCATCATTGCTTTCTCTATTGCCAATTGTAAATCAGGACTTGAACCTTGACCTACACCATAGACATAAAGATCAGCGTCTCTATTGAATATTATACCTTCTTCGACACCAGCGTCAATGTACCATTGCGGCACTTGGTTTAATACTCTGTTTTTATCTGTCGCCTCTTGTTTTACTTTGTATGTGTTTCCTGCACAATTTGTCAAAGTTAAAGCAAGTAAAGCGATAAGTATAGTCTTTATCATATATTTATTTACTCCTTCACTTTCGTTATGATTTCACTAGTCACCTCTAATGCTTTTGATACATCAACTATATCTGTAAAAGCACCCCATTGTGTAGTTATAACAATGATAGCAGCGAGTAGCACTATTAATTTAAACATATTATTGTTTCTCCCAATCACCATCTTCACTTAAACAAATCATCCCTGGTGTTTTAAAAGGATGATTTGGTCTTGCATACTGCCTACAATAAGGCGGCACACTAAGTCCTGAATAATAAAATTGTGCAAATAGTTCCCAATAGTTAGGACCATCGTAACCATCTTTGCATTCCATAACTTCTTCTTTTGTAATTTCTTTTATTAGGCATTGTGAGTCTAAACATTTCTCGGTAGTGACAACTTTTATCATACATGGATTATCATTTAACCATTGTGATTTTTCACCTGCAACTGCGATACCTGATACAATCAAAAATATTATTAATATAAAAGACCATATGAGATATTTTCTCTGAGGACCAAAAGGATCTATCATTGTATAATCCATCTTCCGTCAGGCATTTGACATGCAACACCAAACTCATTTTCTCTTTGTATACCATATAGTGGCCATTGTCTTGTAATACTTACAACAGACTCATATTCACTACACTTAACACCTTTGACAAGGTAGGTTCTATTTACAGTAATTGAACCCCAATTACCAGACGTATGACTACCCCAGGTAACGTGTGATCTCTTACCTGGTGATGTATTTAAGGTATCTACAAACACAGCCTTGTGTATATTCATGTCATCATTATAAAATAAACTTGCACCTGCCCAAGCGCCAACAACTGTACAGGCTGCCGTTAATGCAATACCAGTTTCTAAAGCAGCACGGCACATACCATAACCTGCACCAGCACCTATGACGCTACTCATATGTGATTTTGTTTGATTACTAGCACAATTCGTCAACGATAATAACATCAATATTAATAATATCTTTTTCACTATTTACCTATGTGTTTAACATTTTCTTTTGATATAACTTGATAAGCACCTTTATTATAAGCAGGTGCAATCGTAAACTTCTTAGATTCTTCTAGTCGCCAGTTGTTCACAGGTTTGGTGCCGC